TGTGCTGGCCGTACACAATACGCCCGTTGGATTCTCTTCCGTCCTGTGCCCGGTTGAGTACGCACGGAAGGATATCGAGATGTCCGCATCATCCAAGAGCCTGCAGACCAACTATTACAAGCGGGGTACGACGATCGGCAGCGTTCTGACAGTTCCCAGGAACACGGATAAGGAAGTGAAGAAACAGCTGCAGGCCATGTTCAGCAATGAATTCGCTGGAGCGGCCAATGCCTATAAGAACATCATCGTCGAGGATGGGATGAAGTACGAGCCGATCCGTCTCGAAGAAAAAGATTCTGCCAAGATGACGGAGGCCCAGAGCTGGACGCTTCTGGAAGTCTGTCGGCGGTTTGGAGTCCCTCCTTTCTTCGCCGGTGACCTGACCAAGGCGACCTATGCCAACAGTGAGCAACAAGGTACACAGCTTGTCCAGTATGCGATCCAACCCCGGACCAAGAGTTGGGAGGACGCTCTGGACGACAAGATATGTCGAGCCAATGAGTATGTGAAGTTTTCCTTAGGCGGGCTCATGCGGGGTGATCATGCCGCACGATCCGCATTCTATCACAACGCCATTCTCGATGGTTGGATGACCGTCAATGAAGTTCGGTCATTGGAAGACCTGAACCCGGTGAAAGACGGCGATGTTCTCATGTTCCCCATGAATTATACCAGTCTTGCGAATGCTGTGAAGGCTCAGCCTTACAGTCCTTCCTTAGGCATGGAAGCAGCCCCTAGGCATCAGAACAAACAGTTCCTGGGAGAGAAACGTATACGTGACCTGGCGTATCTGGAAGAGACTAGGAACGCCACATCGTCATATCGGGCGCAGATCGAGAGGATCATACGTAAGCAGCTTAAATTGGAAATTGCTGAGATTCGACGTCTCATAGCTACGAATCAAGGAAATGGAGTCCAGAAGGTAGTGGATGATTTCCGCGCATTCTGCGAGAAGACGGCCGGTGCATTCTCCCAGGAATATACAGCCGTCTATCAAGCCATGCTTCAGCGTCTGGTCCCTGTGGTGCAGAAGAAAGTGAACACAGGTGATGAAGTGTCTTCGGATGCGGGGGACGCTTACGCTGCCACCTATGCCCAGGGCATGGCCGGTCGGCATGGTAATGCCCGGGCTGGGGAAATGGAACGAGCCCTGACCGGGCATCAGGAAGATGAACTTGAGGCTGTAGCGTCCGACGTGGCCCAGAACTGGGTGGAGAATGTACCTGTCACGGAGTCCACCGATGAGACGAACCGGGCCGGGAATGCATTCAATCTTTTCCTGTACTCCCAACTTGGGGTGCGTTTCATGCATGTGGTGGCGGCTCCCGATGCTTGTGAGTTCTGCAGCCGTCTGGACGGCCAGGTCTGTGAGGTGAACGGGACGGTATTGGCCAAGGGGGCCAGCATGGATGACGGGCAGGGGAACGTCCGGACAATCAAAAAGAACATGAAGCATCCGCCATGGCACGGGCACTGTGCCTGCGGGATAGCGCCGGGGAGGTAGGCAATGGCGAAGAAACAGCTGCTTGAGGATTATTGCGGGGTTGTCCAGTTCACCAGACTGGATGAGGGAAAATTGAAGGAACAGACCGGCAGCATCTCTGCCTGGGAGGCCGCCATCTGGCGTATCGGCATCCTGAACCTGAACGGGCGCGTCTATGGTGAAGAGCTTGCACAAAGAATCGTCACGGAAAACAAAACCCTTGTCTCTTACGATGGTCACGATGGCGACAGGTTCGGAGAGTATGGACCGGTCAAAGCGGTCTGTAAGAATCCCCGCATTGAGAATGGTCTGCTTATTGTCGAAATCTATGTGATTGACAAGGAGTTCAACGCCAGGTTGTCACAATTGCATGAGCTGGGAGTGGGAATCGGGGTGTCCTCCGTGGGATATGGTGATGTTGATCCGGATGGCATCGTGAATCCACACACATATGAAATAATCCGGTACCTTGATTTTGTGATGACCCCTTCGGGGCAGGTGTATGCCGAGCCTAAGAAGGATTCAGGCGAGGAGGAAGAGGGAGCGCCTTCTTCCAAGACTCCCGAGGAAGTGTCCGCGGATGCCCTGAAGCAGAAGGTCGAGATATACAAGCGAGTCCAGGAACATATCCTGGCGAGGAGAACAACATGCTGAAGAAACTCAAGGAAAAGCTGGCGGCGCTCCAGGCGAAGCAGCAGGAAGCCTTTGACAAGATGATTGAGGCATCTACCGATGAGAGCATCAAGGCTTATGAGATGGCCACAAAAGCGGCCAAGCTGGTTGAGGATCAGATCAACGAGCTGGAGAAGAAAGAGCTGGAGGATAAGGGCGGCGTTCCTGGTGGCGGGAAGCTTGATGAGGGATCCAAGCCCCTGACCGAGGAGCAGCAGTTTTTCAAGAAACTTGTTGAGGCCGTCAGTGTCGGCACCTCTTTGACCGCTTTGGTGCCTACGACCATCCAGACGGCGATCCAGGCAAAAAAAGATAGTATTTCCGAATTGCGCCGGTTCTGTACGGTCCATCCTACCAGCGGCAACTATACACTGACCGTCGAAGGAAACGGCGTGACGGTCGATTATGTCGGGGAAGGTGAGGAAGTCGGCGAGACTGACGACAAGCCCAATCCGGTCACTCTGGTTGCCTACAAGCTGGGGGCGTTGACCAAGATCACCCGAGAGGCCATCACTGATGTTGCGGTGAACCTCCAGGAGTATCTGGTGAACCAGATCGCCAAGGCAATGGCGAAAAAGGAGGATCATGAAATCCTGTTCGGTACCGGCAGCACCGGATCGCATATCACGGGCGTCATGACCAACCTTGCCGCTGTTGAGGCCGCCAAGGTTGAGACCGCGGGGGCGACTCTTGCGTTCAATGACATTCTCAACCTGATCAACGCCCTGGGCGACTATGGCAACAGCTCGATCCTTGTGATGAATCTGAGCACGGCGAATCTCATCAAGCAGATGAAGGACGGGAACAAGTATATCTTCGACCCGAATCAGCCCCTGACCGTCATCAACGGTTGTCAGGTCGTCATCTCTAAGGATGTGGATACCGTTGCGGCAGGTAAGAATGTCATCGTCGCCGGTGACTTCTCCTACTACCATATCGCTGACCGGCAGGGGCTGGAAGTCCAGACGCTGCTCGAGAAGTATGCGACCAGCGGACAGGTCGGAATCCTGGCTACCGAGCGTATCGATGGCAAGCCTTCTCTGGCAGATGCCTTCAGGTATCTGCAGGTCAAGTCTGCGTAAGGGAGGTAAGGATGAGCACCCCGGTCATGACTCCTGGAGATCTGAGAGAGACGTATTCTTTCACGTTCCCTGCCTCCAGGGATACGTACTATGCATCGCTCATAGAATCTGCCACTGCTGCATGTCAGCGGCATCTGGAGCGCGACCTGAGGGTGTCGCCATTTACTGACTATCATGACGGCGGGTCGTCCGCCATTGTCCTAGATCATACTCCGGTCACTGCCATCTCTATGGTGACGGTAGCCGGTATCCTCATCCATCCTGAAGTCTACAGGGTGGATAAGGATGCTGGAGTGCTCATCCTGTATCAGGATGTGCCTCAGGGGCGTGATGTTGTAGTCGTGGAGTATACGGCCGGCTGGGAAGTGATTCCCGGGGATGTGCTGTGGTGTGTGGCTCTGACCGTGCAGTACATGGCCAAGCTCATGCAGTCCAGCCAGGCAGGAGTTGTGAGCCGTGTCACCGATGGGGGCACAGAGAACCTGGAACAGAACCTGCCGCCTCTGGCCGTTCAGAAACACCTGAGCGCATACCGGCGCAACAGGGCGAGGTAAGCATGGCAAGAGTAAAGCATGTATCGCTGGGAGACTATCTGGGAGCTACGATAACCGATGGTGCGACAGAGCGGCTGCATAAGGATGCCCTGCGTATCAGCGGTATTGTCCGCAGTGCTATCGGTGACATTGCCCATGAAGGAGAAGACTTCATACGAAGGAATTTCATGCAGGGGCAGGCCATCAGGAAGCTGAGCGGTGAAACAGCGGATTCCGTACGGGCATATTTTGCCCGGGAAGATCATTCCTGGTACATACGCTACGGAGTCCGGGTAAAAGGCCATCTGAACTACATCGCCCGCTGGGCGGGTACGAAGCATGAGTTCCTCAAGCCGGGCTTTGATGCCTTCATAGCTACGAAGAATCTGGAGAATGAGATTTCCCGGAAAGTGGAGGCGGAACTATGAAGAGCCAGTCAGACATCCTGTATACAAAGATCGAGGCATACCTGCAGAGTGCGGTTCCCCAGCTGGTGGACAGCTGGAACGAAAAGCATCCAGGGGAGAGTCTTTCCCAGATCATGGAGTGGGACCGGGGCTACCGGGATATTCTTACCGGTCTACGTGAGTATCCTGCCATCCTGCTGATTGAGAAAGGGCGCTCATATCAGGATTCTTACACAACACGTCATACGCTGGTCATCGGTCTTGCATACACCTGTGACGATATGGACATGCTCCAGACGCATGGGCAGGCCTATGTGGACATCCTAGAGGAATGTATCAGGGCAGACTGGCATCTGGGCGATGCCTGTCTGGATGCCGTGAGTTATGAAATCGATACCGACATTGTTACCAGCATTTTTGTTGTTGCATGTACGCTGACCATCAATTTGGACAGGGGAGGTTTCGTATGACCGAATGGGTATGCCCGAAATGCGGTTTCCGTGATGCAGGGCCGATGATGGCTAGGCATAAGTGCCGCAAGTGTGAGGCGGAAATGGCTCCCGTGGCATTCAATGTCATGGAAGATGAAAAGAAAAAAGAGAAAGTCCTGGAAAGACTTGAGGACTAGGAGGGTAAGAGAATGGGTGCTATTGCGGGAAAAGACGGGAAGTTTACTTTTGACGCTTCAGTTATGGCGTACATTGATTCGTTCAACCTGAACATCAACGGTGGAACGGCTGAGACAAACAGTCTGGGTAAAAGTTACAAGGAATTTATTCCTACAGTCACCGACTGGTCAGGTAGTGCTTCAGGTTCCCTTGACCTGGCTGATCCTGCGCAGAAGAGTGCGTTGAAAATGCTGACGGCCGGTGGAACTGTGGCCATCAGGAATGCAGAGTTTGCAGTAGGTACGGCCGGGACGTTCTCCGGTTCTGTGATAGCCTCCAGCGTGGCCATTGGCGCCGCTCATGGGGATAAGATGACCTTCTCCCTGAATTTCCAGGGTACGGGACCCCTGACCTTTACGGAGGGGGAATGATGGTTATAACCATTGCGCGTGAGATTACGTATACGCCCAAGGTCTGGAAGAACAATAAGTCGGCGACTCCCTTCATTGTGACATTCAAGGTGCCCACTGCTGAGGACATGGAACG